TGGTTGTAGTTATTGTAACAGCCATGTTGTACCTCTATTAGCTCATAGTTAGAGTAAAAGTAGTGGTTAGGGTGTCATTTGCACCTTTGTTAACGACAGGGAACACAACTCTATCTAGCATAGTGCCGCCTGTAGTGGCGTTAAAGATACCAGCTTCCGTAAGAGCTCCAGTACTTACGCCAGGCCCAAATTCGTAGCTTAGCGTTACTATTTTTGATCCTGGCGTATAGGTGTACGTGGCGGTTCCTCTAGGGCCAACCTGACTGCCTAGCGTAGTGTTTCCCACAGCTGCGGCTACGGAGCCTGAACCAACAGCAATCTGGTTAGCTGCTAGTGGTCTATCCGCCGCATTAAATACTGCCTTAGCAATCAGGTCAAAACCCGTGTTGACAATAATGTTATCTTTGTGTGTGGTTTCTACTTCACCGTTTTCTTTTACGAGTGTCATGGTGAAAGCGCCGTGCATTTTTACGTTTAAATTTTCCATTGTTTTATGCTACCTTTAATAAGTTGTAACCATTATTGGTTGGGGGTGGTAATGATTTTGCAGACATAACAGAATCGCCAGCTTGCAAGTTAGAAATGAACAATCGTCTTGTTGTAGAGTCTTGTGAAATACCTACAGCAAATAGTTCTCCAGGCAGTACCTCATAAGGTAACTCCAGGGTATTATCTGGGTCGGCCAGATTTGGTGCTAATCTGAATTTTTGTTGGTTGTAGTCGTAAGTTAGTTGTAAGTAATCTGTTCCTGCAGACTCCTCTAGTCTAATTACCTCGAATGAGGCATCACTAACGTTCTCGGTCCAAGTATTAGCACGCACCCAAAATAGCATAGAGAAAATCTTAGGGATATTTGCAGTGTTGTACTCTAAACTCTCTATACCAGTTCTAAGGAAACCAGCAGAGAATCTGCCTCGTACTATAGGGCTCGAAAGAGGCGCAACGTCGCCCAATGTGCGACGAACATCTGTAGTAGGGGCTAAAGACTCTGAACTATTCAAAGTATCGTGAAATCTCCAAGAATGAAGTTCATTTGCTGGAGCAACTGCCTCAGTGGCTATCTCCATGCGAACATCACCAATACTATCAGTAAACTCTAGTAGCCAGGGTCTTTCCGCTGGGTCATCCTCCCAAGTAAATGTGGAGGCGTTCCATGAACCAAAATCTTGGGCTACAACTAACTTGTCATAAGTGATTGTAGTCTGTGCGGTGTATATTGCACCTAGGTCTACCTCAGTTATATACTCTCCGCTAAGCTTACCATACTCTGACAATACCTTTTGGTCGTCTACTTCTGCGTTTATCAAAATGCCTGGCCAGGAGTTGAGTAATTCATCCTGTAGGAATACAGCATTCATATCTCTAGGTTGAGCGATTTCAGTGGTAGCAAATGCCGCTTTACTTGACTTAATACCTAACGAACTAACTGCTTTGATAAGAAAAGTTCTTGCCCCTGTACCGCCGTAAGGTATAGAATAGGTAGTAGAATTTACTATAGCTATTAGCGTAGACTGTGACCACTCTAGCCCCTCTCTTAATTCGTATCCTGAAAGATATGGGTCATTAGAAGGCTTCCAAGAAAAATCTAGTCTACCAAGTGCTTGAACGCAAGAAAACGCGAACACTCGTGAGATGGGAGGGAAAGTTACGTGTATTGTTTTAACATTTTCTGAGTAGTTGCTGCTTGTATCAATGGCTCTAATATGGTAACTATGTTGATCAGTAGCTGCCCCGCCATGATCTTCTAAAGTGATTAGTGCCCTAGTAGCTGTTAGTACATCAACTACTTCTCCATTGTCCCAACTGTCTCCGTACCTTAGCTCGTACCCATGCAGGTCTAAGTCAGGTACCGGATCCCAGGTCAGTAACACCCCGGCCTTGTTAGGTCCGAATTTGAAGTTCTCAACATCCCTAGGTGGTGCCGTTTTTCCTAGTACCCTAACGGCAGGGGATTCCACAAAAGGCGATTTACGATTGAAAGAGTTCTTAGTAGATATCTTAAAAGTATAAACACCAGGAACCGCGTTAAGTAGCTCTATATAAGAAACTGGACACTCTCTATCTAGTACTGTCCAGTTGTTGCTATCGAGTTTATATTCTACAGAGTAGTTTAGTGCACCCGGTACGTCTCCCCAGTCAAACTCTACCTTATTATGTACCACACCACCTGCCATATACAGTGACTCAGATACTGTCATTGTGGATGCTTCTACAGGAGTTGGGGATAGCGTCAGGTTAGAGGTTACTTTTGGTGTAAATGGGATATCTTCTTCTACGTAGCCATACTTACCTGCCGAGTACTTTACAGCACTTACATCGTAGACTCCAGTATCTGTATTCTCCGTTATAGAAAGTACTTTAAAAGTGGCTGGCTCTACTACTGCAGGTACGCTAACTATCCACATACTACCAGGAAGGGGTACCACTTCCGCATCAAAACTAATACTTAGAGTGACTTCGTTACCGGATACTCCAATTATACTTCTTTTTTCAATAGTAGATATGTGACGTTCTTTTGTAGTATTATCTGGTAGGGTTTCAACTACTGGAGTATGTACCTCAACCAATAGTTCCGATCCTACAGTATACGACAAGCTTTGATCTAATATAACGGTGTTACCACTTGCAGAGACTATACGGCCGCCCAATCTGCTGGCTACTTTGGTTCTATCTGATATAGAAATTACTGAGCCAGGTCTTAAAGAAGCCCCAATGTTCCCTGCACTAAATCCCAGAAGGTTGCCCTCATGATTTTCAGAGTACAGCAGCCACTTTCCTAGTCGTCTAGCTTGTCCTCTAGAGGTACAACCTAGAGCGTTCAGTGAAACTTCCTTATATCCGTATTTGCGTAGTGCTACTTCGTCTTCTACATACTCTATTACTTTATCATACCCAACCTCTGGGTCTTGCCATGTAACTAGTGCTACACTTTTCCTAGCGGCTAATGCACTACCACTATAAGAGAAGACACCATCCACTACGTTAGCATTTGTGAATAACATCTCAGGAGTATCTTCGTGATCATGTACGAAGGTTAGTTGACTTCCCGACCAGTACGCCATACCTCTAAATATTTTAGCCATATCCCTGACTACATTAAGAGCTTCCTTTCTTGAGTTTATCAGGATGTTACAGGTATATCGAGGCTCTTCGCCACCAAAACCATCAGGTACTAACTCATCACAGTACTTAGCGATTTTAAATAGTTCCCATTTGTCTATCATATGAGGCTTTAAGTACTTACCCAGCCCGTACCTAGAGTTTGTTAATAGGTCATAGAAGCACCATGCTGGGTTATCTGACCAAGCCAATACAGTGCTTCCATCCCACTGCACCCCACCTGGATTATTGTACTCTCTAGTCTCTGGGGTGTAAAATGAAGACGAAGGAACTAGAACCTGCATAAGCTTCAGGTCGTACGATCTAGTTGGCACACTGGAAAAGTACTCGGAGTTTATGTTAAGTGCAACAAGAGCAGAATTGGGGTAAGTTAGTCTATCATACGTTAGCGCATTAACAGTTTTGAGTCTTAGAAGACTGTTTTGAGTTATATCACCATTGGTCTCTACTGCTTTTATGTCATCCGGGCTAATTCTCTCAAGAAGTACAAAGATAGGTTTACCTTTCCAGTCGCTCGGAATATCAATAGTTACAGCTTTTTCGTATACAGACATTGTTTTGCCTGAAATACCATCCTCAACTCGCTTTATGAAGTTTACATTGTCTATACTTAAAGATATACGGTAGTTTACATAGTGGCCGTATAGGTCACCAGATTCCTTGTTAGACTCATGCAAGGAATCTACACTTACTATAACCTTAAGAGCATCTACTACTGAAGTATGTTGGATGCTCTGAATAGAGGGAGTATCAAAAGACGCTATATCACCGAAGGAGTAAGGCACCTCGATAGGGAAGTCATTTAGTGCATCTTGGTGTTGAGTACCGGACCTCAGTTCGTAAGTATAGTTACTAAAGTTGTATTTACCATCAGGCCTCTTGAGAGGGACGCCGTCTAAGTATATATCCTGCTCTTCTTCACCTGCACCATGGTAAAACCCTTCTATCGGGCCTTCGCAGAGTAAGTCTATTATATTAGCGTAGGATTGAGACTTTAGAGTATTGGGGGACTCGGAGCCACCGCCTCCGCCTTTACCGCCACCTCTACCAATTATTAGTTTAGACATTTATTTACTCTCTATTATTAAGTTTATTCGGTATAATTCTGATCTGCCAAGAGTTCCGGAAGTGTTTCAGGGTCGACATACAAGGTTCCCACCACAACTAGCTCTGGAACGCCCTCTACTGTGACATACTTTAAAGGAGCCCGAAAGCCTTGATCTATATCTATAGCTGCAGAAATTACAGCGCTGCCAACTCTCATTCTACCGTACCCTATAGGAACAGCAGCACCTTGTGCTGTGGTATTCACAGCGCCTATTGTATTAGAACTGTTGGGGTCTACTTCGTCTGCAGGCCCTTCTTGCATTAAGGCTGTAATACCCCCGGCAATAAGAGAATAACCTATCCCCATTGCCATATTAGCTGCGAAAGCGGTAAGTCCTGTTGTTGCTCCACCTGCTGCTGCTACTAGGCCAAATCCTCCAGTGGCAATTATCATTGCCCCTATAAGTATCAAAGCGAGAGGGTCTTTACCTTCTCCAGCCCCTTCCAGTACTGGTACGATCTTAATTACTGATTTATCTCCTACAGGCGCTAAGCCAAGATTATCTGCTGATAGTTGGGAGTTATCTACGAATACCTTGTACTGTCTATTATCTTTTACCATCTCAGAACTAAAAGTGGGGAAGTTCATACTCAGTGCTCGTATTGCTTCCGGAAAACTGGACACTAGCAAGGAAACCTTGTCGGTAAAACTATCGCTCAAGTGTCCATATAGTCTAATCTCTGCCATTGTGCCTCCAAATACTGTGTGTGCACTTCACCCAAAAACCGCCGTATGGGTCCACCTTAGATAATCTGTTATCTAGGTGCTGTAATATTTTACCATCTCCTATGTAGACGGCTGCATGGTTAGCTACTTTAGAGCCCATCTGCATCAAAATTACATCGTGATCTTTAATTTCTTGGACTCTATGAAAGCCCCATTGTTCCGCACTGTCTACATACAAATTCATGCCTGGCTCATTCCACCAGTCTTCTGGCCTATGCGGGTCTTTTAAAACTATACCCAACTCTCGTTTATAATAGTCTCGGACTACGGTAAAGCAGTCAAGAATGCCATATACAAAAGGCCGTCCCTCTAAAGGTAGGTCTGTATAGTCTGCTGGCTCTATAGTAGTATATGTACCATCTAAGGTATTTATTACTACCCAAGGTACGTTACCTCTGTTACAAGAACTAACATCAAATTCACTAGGTAGGCTATTATCTTTATGTGAGTGAACAACTGATAAAATTTTGCCTTTGTCTGCCGCTTTCACATAGTCCTGTGGGTCAAGTATAAACTCGTTCTCAGGGTCCATGGAAATGTTATTGCAGGGTACGTATTCAGCAGAAGTTCCAACCTGTACTACTAAACCACAGGACTCTTTAGGCGCTTCCGCCCTAGCATGTACTACTGCAGGGTTTATAAAACTCATCTAGATACTCCTGCTCCTGGGAACCCACCGAATGGTAGCTCACCATTATTACCGAATCTAAGTTTGCAACTTTTAAGTCGCTTACCGCAACTATCGTTCTCTGGTTGACTATCCGGTTTATCTAAGGCGTTTGCTACAGGTCCCCCAGTATAACCACATTCTGAGCTTCTGTACTCCCAAGAGCACAAGTTTTGTAGTACTTGTCTTCTTGGTAGTTGTACACCTTCTATGTCCCAAGCCGCTACTAATTCGAACTCTACCTGAAGCTTGGTTTCCATCGTTTTTCTGTTTATTCTATACAAATCAGGTGGCAGTTCAGACGTTGGGCTTGCATAAGGGTTCACACCACCTTCAAAGTTTATGGGGTCCAAATACTTAGCAAAAGTCCTTCTACGTATGACCTGTGCGCCTAACAAGTCGTCAAATAATTCTATATAAGTACTAATTATACTCATAACGTTAGCAACTATTAGTCTAGGTCTAGGTAGTTGCCCGCTAGGATTTGCTTCGAAGCCATCCGCAAGTATTGGAAGAGGCTGGTATATATTGCTCTGCCATACTACGGAGGAGTTTAGTTCGTTAAGTCCACTATGGAAGTATATTATAGCTTCTGAACTTGGTACAGTTATAGCTAAGTACCCAGTGTAGTCAGTAGCAGGGGTGAAGGTTACTGTATCACTAGACTTCCAGGTCACTGCCCCCGCGCTAGGAACACTAAGTATAAATCCAGTAGGTAGTATAGTCCCAACAGAAGGGACCTGAATGTCGATGGAGGTATTAACGGGAGTATTATTAGCCGCTCCGGTAGGTGTACCAACATCTACGTCGATGACAGTATTAATATTGGGAGACAGCCCCAAACTTCTAAAGTCAATCTCATAGAGCGTGACCATAGAAGTTGGTTCAAGAGAACTGAGTGTCTCTACTAAAGGAGGTATTGGATGCGACATTAGATAAATACCTGCTCAAAAGTACAACTAAGTGACTTATGGATTGGAGAGCCGATATTACTACTCCAATTCGCACAAACTACTGTGTACTCCACCGATTCATCCGGCGGAGTCCACAAGAAGTGTCGACTACCTTGCTTATCAATAAAAAACGCTTCAATGTCATTTATGACGTCGTATCGTCTATTATTGAAGGATAGTTCCCAAGTATACTTAGTATTATTTATACCATCTGGGGAACGTTGTGCGTAACCGTCCCCAAACTCTATAGCCCTAACTCTAGTATTAGCCTGTTTAGAATACCCAGTAGAGGGTATATATGAAAAAACATCTGACATCTTTAACCTCTATTTAGTAGACCACCAGGTCTAGATTGTTTCATAAGTTCCTGTTGCACAATAGAGGCGATTATCTTGCCTGTACTGGATGCACCAGCGTCGTCACCGGTAGCCGTAGTATTGGTCTTTCCAGAGCTTTCTACACTAACGCTAACGTTAACGTTGTTGGTAACGCCGTTTCCACCACCTTCTGGTAGGCTCATAACTACAGGGATATTCTTACCATCTGGTAAAGGTACAAAAGCTTCTGCTCCTGCTTCCCCGAAAGTTACGCGAGTAGGTCTATTTACTACACCACCTCGCGCCATACCCATCATGCTACCTGAACCAGGACCATGACCACCAGCACCCATATCTGAAGCAGCAGAACCAACACTACCACTAGGGCCGCCCCAGCTGCCCATACCTATTTGGATTGCCTTCATGATATACATCTTAGCTATCATCTTAGCCATATCTGCCAAGATACTAGCAGTCATTCGTCCGAAGGATTCTGCAGTTAGGTCACCAGCAGCTATCAAGTCTACAAAGCTATCAGCAAACTTATTAGAACCTGCAATAAGTCCGTCAGCGAAAGTTTCTTCGATGGACTTAAGGTTCTTACCTATTTCCTGAGAAGCGTGCTTCCATGCCATTGAAACTGACGCAGGGTGATCTATCTGAGCTTGTCTAGAGTCAGCATTTACGCCTTCCTGTTTACTATACTCAGCAACTACACCGGCTGCACGTTCTTGTTTCAGTACTTGTAGCTCGCTCTGAGCCTTAGCTAAAGCAGC